GAATCTATCCTAGTTACATCTCTTTCATCTCTTTTAAAAACAGCATGAAGCAAAGTAATTTCTTCATAAGGATTTCTTTGCATTAACTTAGCGACACGCTGCGGCACAGCTGTTTCACCAAAACGAGCTATAGCTGCACGAGCTGGCATCTTAAATTTTCTATAAACTGTGTCTACTCGGCCATTTTCATCTTCTGATAAATAACATTCTGATATATGCCTGGTTGAAAATTTTAACTGAAACTCATCATCAGACTCAACAAACATAACCCCAGTACCAAATGTAATTAGATCATGGTACAACTCATGTATTTGTTCTTGAAAGTTTGACCTAGAAAATGCTTGGTACATAACATCTTCAACGCCTTCAAGCCATTCTTTTGCTGTGTCATCACCATCAAGAAATCTGTCTTGAAAACGTAAACTAAACCATTTTGTACTAGCATTAGTTAACATTCCATGAAGTGAAGCAGACATAAGTTCTGCTGCATGAATAGCAGTGCCGTCAAATATAAGTTCTGTACGCTTGTCACCGCCAGATCTAACTTTGGTTACATCAGCTTTTCTAGGAACAACATAGTCGGCTATTTCTTGCCAGTGAGATTCCCAGGTTGATCTCATATTTTCTAAGCTACCAAATCGGCTAAGTAGAATATGAGCTAAATCATTTTCTGCCATTTATAATCCTAATAAAGTTTTTCTGCGTATAGGCGCACCACCTACAATACCTTGAGCTGAAGTTAATATTGTGCCTTTTGATCGACCACGTTTACGTTCTTCTTCTTCTTCCTCATCACCAGCTCTTACAACATCCCTAGGATTAGCAGATCCAGTAGTATTGTCTGCTGGCGGATCTGTGACAGTATCGCCTGGCGGATCGTAAACATTATCATCATCGCCGCCTAGATTATCATCACCATCATTGTCATCTGGTGTTGTGCCAATATCCATGCCACCGCCTGGATCACCACCAGGTTCACCGCCAATATCCATGCCGCCATCACCAGCATTAGGATCACCGCCAGGGCCAGGATCATCTGGAACTGGATCATCATCTATATCAACGCCGCCATCTGGTTCATCTGGTTCTGTAGCTGGATCATCACCAACTATGGATTCATCTTCACCTATGCCCTCATCTTGGTCAGTGCCGTCATCTGGTGTGTCTGATCCTGGTTGCCCTGTTTCTGGACTTCCAATATCTGATCCGCCGCCGCCTTCTTCCGAACTTCCATCACCAGGGCCATCATCTGGCCCTACCCCTGGATCATCCTCATTACTAGGATCATCACCAACTATTGAATCATCTTCTTCAGCACCATCTTCTGGATCATTGCCATCATCTGGTGGTGGCGCTGGATTATCTTGGTAACTATCGTCATCATCATCATTATCATCACCTGGGCCTGGGCCTGGATCTGGACTGCTTGGTGGATCTGGATCGTAGCCTGGATCTTCTTCTGGTGGATCATAGCCTGGATCATCACCATCATCACCGCCGCCACCGCCGCCACCGCCGCCGCCGTCATCACCCATTGAGCAGTATAAAGGATTATACCAAGAGTTTATCTGGTCCAATAAGCCCTTTTTTCTGTTTAGTGGGTCTATACCAATATCCAGTTCCAATTCCATATTCCTTATTAAAATACCGCACTGTGTCTCTTACAATAAATGAGACATGGCCGTATGGCGCTACAAACTCAGCAAGCCATAAATTTTTCCCAGATTGCCAGTATTCAGACTGCATTGTTGCGCCATCTAACAATTTAGCCAGCACTTCATCAGACACAAAAGCGTATGAACAAAAACCAACAAGCTTTTGCTTCTTATTTCGCCAATATCTGTATTGATTAAGCTTTAATGGCGTATCAAAACTCTTAATAATCAGCTTAAAGCTAAGTGGTCTATGGAACTTACTATCCTTTAAAAGCTCCATAACCTCGCCAAAACTAGGACTTTTTAGTTGCACCACCTAATAACGTCTTATACGCCACTCCATCTTCTTCGCCCAATACGCCCTGGGGTGAAGTCATTATGGTTTTTTTCCTAGACATTCTTTTTGGATCTTTCATTTTATCCTCTACCTCACTCCTTTTAGTCGGTGCTGGTACAGCTTGTGCTGGAGGTGGTGGTGGAGGTGGTGGTGGTGCTGGCTTACTGCCGCCAAATAATCCGCCCATATTACATTGCTCCTATACTATTAAATGGATTATAACTACTATCTGCTATTGCTTGTGGCGGCCTATCAAAACCTCTATTTTCCCTTACACCCACAGCAAAATATCTCCAGGCATCAGCCGCATGGCTGGCCCAATCATGTACTGGACTATTCCTAAATGTCCTCAATCTTTCATTATAAGCTCTATGGTACTGCCTTAAAGCTTCTAACCCAGCCTTGCAATTTACCTGGTCAAACCAACAACGGCTGAGAATAAGTTGCGCAGCGTGTATGCCATCTTCAACTGGCAGTTTCGGTACAACCCTAAAATTAATTCCCAAATCGTAAGCGATTTCACGGCGGCTTTTACCAGAACCAAGTTCTCTAACCTCAATATCGTGTGGCGCATTGTGATTTCCATAGAAGTAGCTTTTCGATGTAAGTATCTTCGCATAATGCGGCAACCCCTCATTCCTAGCTTCATAAAAATCTATAACATGAATAGCCCTACCAACATTCTGCGTAAACCAAATAGCAGTACTATCACCTATACCAAGATCCCACCAGGTATCTACTTTATGCGCCTGGTCATAGGGAACATTCCCTATGCGCCCACCTTCCTGGGCAGCTTGTAGCTCTTTTCCAAAAATAGCTCCTGGCACATTAGCAACCCAAGAACACTCAAACTCTTGCTCAAATTGATCCTCAGTCATCATTTGCTTGGCAGCAACCAATTCTTCTGCATCAACTATATCAGTTTCACTGGCCTTATAAACCTGGGTAAACCAATCCTTACTATTCTGTGCCGCTTCATATAAATCAAAAAAAGCGTTATGACCTCTAGGCGTTCCAATAAAAAACGCCCAACCCTTTCTATCCGATAAAGCTGGTCTTAATACTTCTGGAAATAAACTTTCTGGCATATCAGCCATCTCATCCAAGACAGCACCATCAAGATATATACCTCTCAAACTATCGTAATTCTCAGCACCAAGAAGCTGAATCCTTGCACCATTAGGCAAATCACATCTAAGTTCAGTCTCATGAAACCTAACCATAGGAACTTTACCAGCAAACTGCTTCAAGTAATCCCATGCCACCGCTTTAGCCTGGCGGTATGTAGGCGCTATATAAGCGTACCTGGGATTCGTTTTGTCATTCAGTATCGCATCCCTCAGTAAATGGTTTATAGCCATCACAGTCTTGCCAAATCGTCTGTGACACACCACAACTCCCCAGCGGCTTTTTGTTAGCTCGTTATGAAGCTTTGCCTGGAGTGGTCTAGGTGAATACGGAATCTCGATGTTCATGGCTTAGACACTCTTTCTAAGGTATAATATACGCTATAAGACAGGCGCCCATGTTTGCGGCCCATACCCACCCTCGCACAGAAAAAAAGGCATTGTACGAGTTGGCTACTCGTAACTATTTGTAAGCCAGGCAACAAACACAAAAGATCTAGTGGCAAAAGTCTGTAGAATCTGCACAATATTTATTTAACAAGTTAACGGCATGCCTCGTGTGCGAGATCACTGCCAACACAAGACCATTCACACAGCAAACCCTAAACGATCTCCAAGTTCCCATTCGCCCAGGACAAAGTAACCTGGCCATTATTCCCAGCCGTCTTATCTTCTGCTTTATCCCTAACACCAAGCGGTTGCATCTGCCTAATATGTTTATCCATATGATCTGCTTCTAATCGTCTACGCTGCACTTCAGCCATTGCAAGCTTTGGATCTTCTGGCAACGCCATCTTAACCAAATCAAGTATCTGATCCCTCATAACTTCACACTGCAAGGCTCTAGCCTTACGATACATAGTATGAGCTTCATCATTCTCTTGCACCCATCTAAGCACAGTACGCCAGCTAGGTAAGCTCTTAGTATTGTTACATATCCTGGTTAAGCTTTCACCTTCTGCAATCCGTTCACAGATCTTTTCCATCTGTGGTTTTGTAACTCTTATCTTTATGATCTTAGCCATTATCCAGCTCAAAAAAAAAGCCTGGTATTTTTTACCAAGCGTTAAATCAACTAATCTTAACAAAAACACTAATATTTTCAGATCATTTAGTCAAGCACATTGATTAAATAAATATCTACTATTGACTTCTAACGTCACCACAATTATTTTAGACTAAAGGAGTATTACTATGACAGACACAATAAGACTAAACAAAGATGATGCAATAGCATTACAAAAGCAATACCATGAAGCACTAGCAGCTGGTGAAAAACAGTTTGTATTTATGGATAGAGATATACTTACAGACTATGCAAAATACATGATTGAGTACCTTAAAACAAAAGGCCTATTAGAAGA